CAGTCAATCATAGCGGCCACAAATGCACAAATTCCATTTGTTGCAGAAATCAACAAAAGTGTAACAGCAGTGAAAGGGCTTGGGAGTGTTATAGGCAGTGCCGGTGAACATATAAAGGGGAGTGTTTCATCATTCAAGGAGCACGCACAAGCAGCCAGACAAGCAACCACAGTAATGGGAGCTATAAAGAGTTCCTTTTTAGCTGCAGGGGCGGGCGTAAAAGCTTTTACGGCAGCATTGGTGACTACTGGAGTCGGTGCGTTGGTTGTGGCCTTGGGTGCGTTGGTTACTGCATTGACAAGGACGCAAAAAGGCATGGAAGGGGCACGCAAAGTAATGAGTTCTGTAGGTGCAGCCGTGGATGTTGTGTTAGATCGTGTAGCCATATTGGGTGAAGCGGTGATAGATTTGTTCAGCGGTGATTTTGAGAGTGCGGCACAGAAGGCAAAGAACGCTTTCAAGGGCATTACTGATGAGATAGTAGCAGAGACGCAAGCGGCATGGGCTTTGAGTGATGCCCTCAACCAACTGGATAAAGAAGAGATAATGCTATCCATGAGACGGGCGGCAAACAGGGCGGACATTGAGCGGCTGAAAATGATTTCTGACGATGTAACCAAGTCGATAGAGGAACGGACAGCAGCGGCCAAAAAGGCGTTTGATATGGAGCAGGCCGACATGAAAGCCCAACAAAAGGCAGCGGAAATGAGATTGGCAAATATGCTTGGATATACAGAAATGAATGATGAAGTATTGTCTATATTACAGAGGGTAAAAGATGGTACAATATCATTCAATGAATTGTTAGGAGAGCTTGGATTATCAAGCAGCACAATGGAAGATATGAGAGAGTTTGAGCAGCAATTTAACACAGTGCAGGAGATAGTAGAATCATCAACGACAAGGCAGATAGAGCAGCAAAACAAACTCAACAGTTTGATGAAAGAAGCCATAGCCCTTGCGGATGAGCAACGCACAGCAGCAGAAAGATATGAATTTGCAAGCCGAGCACTGACGGAAATACAGGGCATTGCGTTTGAGCAAAACGAAGAATTGAATGCCATTGGTATGGAAAACCTCATCAAGAATTGCAATGAGCGGTTAGAAACACTGAGGAAAGAGAAACAGGATGAAATAGCTATAGAGCAAGCCAAGGCCGAGGCAAAAATAAAACTGAATATGGCCGTATCTGACAGTATACAGGCGATGGGCGAGCTTGGGGAGGACTTCAAAGCTTTGTCAAAAGTCCTTGCATTGGCTCAGATAGCATTTTCTACAGGTGAAGCCATAGCAAAAATGACAGCAGCAGAATCGGGCAAGGGAATATTTGGCCTTGCTCCTATGGCGGTAGGTATCGCCCAAATCCTTACCAATATTGCAGCAGCAAAGAAAGCAATCAGCGGTTATGCTCGTGGTGGGCGTGTTACAGGAGTTGGGACAGGAACAAGTGACAGCATACCCGCCATGCTGAGTAACGGGGAAAGCGTTATCACGGCACGAGCAACGGAAATGTTTGCACCATTATTGAGCAATATAAACCAATTAGGCGGAGGAGTGCCAATACATAGCAGAGGGGGTGCAGGAGGTGATTTTATGGCAAATGCAGTACGTGAAGGGATAGCGACAGCAGCGACAGAGATAGCAGGGGCAGTGATTGTAGCAAACAAACAATCCCCTACGCCTGTGGTGAGTGTGGAAGAGATAAACCGTGTGCAGAAGAGAGTGCAAATATTGGAACAGTTGGGAGAAATATAATTTGTAGGATTATGAAATACAGTATTGAAAAAGTGGGGATGTGTGCCGATTGGGTGAAGGAAAACGGCCTCATGGGGCATGGAGGGGCAACGCTCATGCAGTTCTGTAAGGCGATGGATATAAGCCAAGAGACGTATTACCAATGGATGGGCAAATCTGAATTTTCTGAAGCTATAAAAAAGGCACAGGGGGTATTTTTGGAGGCTTTGGAACGTGAGATAGTGAAGAGCCTGTACAAATCGGCCTGTGGCTATGAGTATGAAGAACGGGCAGAGGAATATGTGACCAAAGAAGGAAAGGAGGTATTGAAGAAAAGGACGGTAACGGCCAAGAGGGTGCAGCCCAATGTTACCGCGGGCATTTTCTTGCTCACAAACCTCGCCCCCGACAGGTGGAAGCATAAACAGAACCTTGAACACACGGGGCAGATTGACACGGGTATAACCTTCATTGTGGAGAATGAAGAGCAGAAACGGGCTTTATTGGCACTTGCTGAGAGACGGCCAAGACGAGCAGACACGCAAGACAATGAAGAGTAAGAGGACAAGGAGGGCAGAGCGATGAGTTTTGCCCTTTTTTGTTGTGTCGTTTGTGTATTTTCTAAGTTTTGCCTATATTTGCAATGTGAAAACCCACAAAAAGCATTTTTTTTGCTATTTTGTTACTGATTTGTTACTCGCTTTCTTTAACAATGTGGGTTTTTACTTGAAAATCAGACAATTGACGGTTGGTGTACAAGTAATGTACGATAACTTTGGAGGTTGATTTTCTCCATTGTGTAAATAGAAAGAAGGGTGTGCCTGAAATGCAGGTACACCCTTCTTTTTTGTTGGACGATTGGTTATTCCTTCTCGTCAGACAATGATTCTTTCAACGAACTTTTCGTAAAACTGTTGCATCACCTCAGTGAATTCATTGGGCAGGCGCTTTAGCACTTCCTTGCGGATATGTTCAGGCACTTCTCCATAGAAGGCTTCGGCAATGCCACCCGTGATGGCTCCCATGGTGTCGGCATCTCCGCCTAACGATACGGTTAGACGGATGGCACTCTCGTAGTCGGTACTTTCAAGGAAGGCGATGATAGATTCGGGGACGGAGCCTTGGCAGGTCACATCAAATCTGTAGGCAGGCCGTATCTCATCGCATGTCCGTGAAAGATTATAGCCGAAGGTGTTTTCTACATACTCCTTAATCTCTTGTTTGCTCTTGCCTATGCGGGCCATCCAGATGCAGGCCGCGGTGGCTTGTGCGCCTTTGATGCCTTCGGGATGGTTGTGGGTCACTTCCGCACTCTGCTTGGCTGCTTCGAGCGTCTCTTCCAACGTGTCGAAAGCCCAACCGACGGGACTTACACGCATGGCTGAGCCATTTCCAAAACTGTTGTATGGTTGCGGATTGTCACTCCTTAGCCAACTTCTGAACATTCCCCCATACCCGGCCGTTGGGTAACGGTTTCCATAGTCTTGCATGATGCCCAATAGGCTATCTCCCGTCAGTAACCAATCGGCGTTGGCTACGGTCATCACCGTGTCGTCGGTATATTCAGAGTAATCCAAGAAGAGGTCGAAATCGGTGCTTCTGCACGGACGGAACTCATACACCGAGCCAATCACATCTCCTGCAATGGCTCCCAAAAGCATTTTTCCCGAAGATGGATATAGCAACCTCATGGTCGTCTTATCCTTCTCGCCTTGGTAGTATTTCTCCAACACTTGCGTGAACAATTCACCTTCAGCCACTTCGTCGAAGAGCGTCATGCATGAGCGCACCTTTATGGCATCCAAGTAGCCGAATACCTCTTCGGCGTTCTTTCCTTGCAACTCCAAGAATGCCGTGGTTATTTCCCTCAGTCGTTTCCCAAGAATCGGATGTTGCAAGTATGCCCGTGCCTCTTCCAATCCGTCAATGCCGTAGTAGTGGGAATTGTCGCTCATGCCCAATCCCTTCATTTGCGGGAAGATGTACCATATCCAATGGCCAATCTTCAATCCGTTTTTCACTTCGGCCAATGCCCGTTCGTAAACCGATGCGAATGCCTGTGCATCCACAAACCGTTCCAATGATTTTGCTTTGTCTTCCATTGTATTCTCTTTACTTTTTTTCTTCCCTACCTGAGAAAACTTTTTCTCCAACGAGGAAAAAATATTTTTCAGGTTACTCATGATTTATCCTTTCATTATTAACAAAAAATGCCAACCCCGCATATCTTTTTTATTTATCCCCTTTACTTTCTTTAGTTTTGGCATTTTCTTCCGCACTTCTTTTTATCTCCTTGATGTACTCCAACTCACCTTTTGCAAACTCCACGTCCTGTTCATCGGCAATCATGTCGTTCAGCATCTGTTCGGCATCGTCCAGTTCGCCACGGTCAATCAGCACGTAGGCATAGCGTCGGCGCAAGAAGTTGTAGAGAGGTGTCAGGCGTTCGGCTTCTTCCTCGCTCGTTCTCATCTG